CTACGTGCTTATGGCCAAGAATTCCATAGATGAACATGTCTTCAACACCTTTTATGCTAAAGTTGCGGCTGCCGAGCAGGCTTTGGACCGTAAGGTCATTAACAAGCGCGCTCACCAAGTCGACCTTCGTTGGTTCGTTGACCGCGTGCTCTCGGATAGGGATGGCCTACTGGCCTATCTCAAGGAAGAAGGAGAGAAAGGCATCATGATTAGCGAAAAGACCTTTCAAGTGATTGAAGACCGCGATGTCTAATCCAATCACAGTCTTTGCCAGCCCGCCATACAGTCATGACATCAAGTCCGTTAGGGTGGATGTCTGTACATTTAAGAATGCCCATACAACCCAACAGTTTGGTGTTGAGAACGGTCCGTATTGCTATTCGTGGCATCATATGTGTGGCAAGAAAGGTGTGCGGCTTGTTCTTAAAGGCCCACGTGGCGGAGAGAAAGCAAGAATGTATTTCAGTCCATCACAAGCACAGGAGTTTGCCAGTGTTTTAATGGAGGTGGTGGGTCAAACCAATGAGTAAGCCAAGGTTTTGGAAGGGTCAAGTTGTCCTGGATAAGATATGCACTGAAGGATCTGTGTCAGGCACAAGACAATATGCTCAGATCCGTCAGGTAGGTTCCACTGGTATTGTATTGGAGAATGGTTTGTTTCGTTTGCGAAGCGAAATTCGCCCGCTAACGGAGAGGGAAATAATTCCTCATGATCAAGTTAAAACGGATTGACCTGAAGAAGTCCCATGAGCATGAATGTCCTGGGATCAAGGCAGATTGTAAAACTCCATATCTAGTCAAGTATGATGGCCATTGGTTCGCTGGAACTTTCAGCAAAGTATGGTTTGGTATTAGCTTTGATGGGTGGGTTGCTCCCTTGCAGTTTGATGAACCAGGGACTAATGCGAGCAGATGGCAGGCAGTGTATGAAATCTGCCCAAGCAGGAAGAAATGATCAAGCCAAGTAAAGATGGAACCAAGTTGTGGTTCCTGCCGCCGGACAAGAGTCAGGAGCAGGAATTGGAGTTCGATCTTGTCTATGCGCATGTTTGTCCCAAGTGCAACAACCTAATACAGGCATTGTTCACGACCAACAAGCGGATCGAACCCAAGCCTTGGGAAGAAATCTATACCAAGATGCTGGATGACAAGGGACAATTCAAGAGGATTATTCCTGGCCGGCATGATCGCTTCAAGAGCCGTTATGAAGTGACTACTCTTGGTCGAGGCGCCAGCGTCTCCGCGGAGCTCATCAGATTCGGTGAGCACTTCGATCGTAAGTATGACCCAATGAACCAGCCGATCTGTAACTACACGGCAGTTAGCACAACCATTCCGGAGTACCGGATATATGATATACTGTTGCTGGCGATGCTAGACCCCGCGTCCTACAACATCAAGGATACGGATTATGAAGCCATCAAATATAAGATGGAGCATGGCTATGCAGGACATGATCAATGCATCTTTGTCCCGGCCGTCGGCAAGGGACATGAGGTTGTATTGGTCTCAAAGACACCCTATCGCTGGTTCTTCCAGGAGCCGGTGTCCAAGTACTCAAAGCCATACCAGCTACCGGTAACACAGGTTACTTGGTAAGGAGGAGCAATGACCCCAGATTATGATACGTTCATCCTGAACTTCAAGTGGATTGCCAAGCTTTGTGTGTGGCTTGGCCAAGGGACTGATTGGTTGTTCGATCACATATTCGGAAAACTATAAGGAGGACTTACGTCAAGTTATAATGAAATTGAGACGACTTATTCCGATCAGCAGTGTCTGATTGAAGCCCTGCAAGAGATGGGCTTTCACCCTGAGGTCAACACCAAAGCCGCGCATTTGGAAGGCTATCATGGTGACAAACGGGTTCAAACTGCCGAGATCATTCTGAAGCGCCGGGAAGTTGGTGGCGCCTCCAATGACGTCGGGTTCAAGAAGCAAGCAGATGGAACTTTCACCGCCATCATAAGTGACTATGACAAGGGCGGGAACTTCGGCACCAAGAAGCAGAAGGAGCTGAAGCGGATTTATACCGAGAAGGTCTGTATGAAGCAGGCCAAAGCCAACGGCTTGAAGTTCGTTGGGAAGAAGATGGTCTCTGACCAGAAGACTGGGAAGCCCGTACAGAGGCTCCAGTTCGTGACGACACGATGACAGACATAGCAGTTAGTCTTGGTCGTAACTGGTTGAATGTAAAGCAGATGCCAAAGGTCTATTTGGCAGGCCCAATTCGGGGGCTAACATATGACCAAGGACAGGATTGGAGGGCTGTAACAGCCTCCCAATTGCAAGAAAGGGGCATCCTGGGCTATTCCCCGTTGAGGTCTAAGAGCTACCTTCGCCAGGAAGGTATTATAGACAAGGCTTACGAGTATAATCCTTTGTCTACCTCCCGCGGCATCATGACCAGAGACCGCTATGACGTCATGAGTTCTGATGCTGTGCTCTTCTATCTGCTGGGCGCCACCGCTATCTCAGTTGGTACCTGCATTGAATTTGGTTGGGCGGATGCTTTCAGAAAGCCGGTCGTGCTGGTGATGGAACCAAGTGGCAATCTCCATGACCATCCGATGGTGCGCGAGGCCGTTGGCTATATCGTGCCCACGCTTGATGAAGCAGTTCGCGTGTTAGACTGTATTTTGAATCCCCAACTGGAGGAAAATCGCCGTGGCTAAGACAGTCAATGTAGACATCGACGAAGACGGAAACATCAGCGTCGACATTATCGGTGGCGTGGATGGTTCCTGCAAGGCAGTGGCTGACGCCTTCAAGAAGGTCGGCCGAGTAACGAAGGACATCAAGAAGCCCGAGTTCTACCGGGCGCCCAATCAGAACAAGATTCAAACGGGGCGGTAATGGCTCGCTTTCTTTGCTGGCTACTTCGGCATTTGTGTTCTGCCGAAGAAGCCTATAATGCGTTCCATAGGATAAACAATGCCCGAACTAAAAGGTCGTGAAATAGGTCCCAATCAGAGAGTAGTATCAGCCTCTATGATGCCAGACCAGGTCACTGAATGCCCGCAGTGTGGGTCGAAGACCTTCATACTCCAAGGTGTGTTTGAACGTGGTTTCGAACAGACCGTTGAAGATAGCAAGCCCAAGGAAGGTTCTATGATCCTTGGGCCCCAAGCTGTCCAGAGCATAGAGGGCATCAAATGTCCTGCGTGCGGTATTTATACCGTCATCCAAGACGACGCCGATTATGAAAGAGAAAGCATGATCTTCGATTTGGTTACTCAGGTGGCAGTGTTGCAGGGTAGGTCAGTTATTAAACCTACCAAGGAATGGAAAAACTAGGAGGCAGCGATGGCTACTGCAATGAAAGTAGATTTATCCGCTGGTAATGTATTCTCCCGGCGCGGGGCAGGCAAGGAAGAACTTGACCGCATGATTGATATGCTCGACGAAGAAGAGATTGAGATTGCCATTGATTATCTGAGTAATCTCCTTCTGTCACGCGCGAAGCCCAACAATGGACACCAGCGGCACGCCCCTCGTCATTAACATCAGGGAAGATGGCACCATTGTGTGCCTGGATCACAAAGAGACTGCCTGCTTCAAGGAGCTTGGCAAAGTCAAGACCCAAAGAGCCAGTCATGTGGAGCCTTATACAAGGCGTTATCGGATAGCTTTCCATATACTGAGAAGGCTCTTCGGAGATAAAGGAAGAGTTTCAGATTGGACCAGGAACTGGGCTATCTTGTGGCGAGTAAATCTTACTCCCGTCGGTGGGCCTATCCTTCTTGGTGCATCGCATCCCCGATCGCGCGCTATTCAAAGGGAAGTAGAGTGGCTTGATGAGCACCTTACATAATACTAAGTCGAAGCTATTCGGCGCAAGAACGTTGTATCTGGCTTGGGCTATGGGCAGAAGCTGGCGTGTATTCCAGCTCTGCTATTGGCTGCGATACCATAAGGGGAAGATAAGGATATTATGAAAGAACAAATAGTAGACCTCGCGTTTACCGTGACCGGTAGCGTGCAATTGGATGTCGCCCGGGCGCAGGAAGATCCGTGGTGGGATCAATATTCACGCGGACGGAATTTGGATGACCCGGCAGAGTTCGAACAGGTTGTTCGCGACTATGTGTCGGCTTATCTTCGCAATGAACAATTGCTGAGCAATAACGCTCCTTGGACTTGCGGTCCAGCATCGCTTTACCATATTCAAATAGAGGTGAGGAATGGCGGAAGCAACACCAATAACGAACGGAAATAGTGGAGCCGAACATCCGGCTTTCATTCAGACGTTCTTTGATTCGTATCGCGCGAAGGAAGCCCACGTTTTCATTTTTCATGGGAACGTGAATGACTTCCCGAACAACTCCGGCCGGCGCGGAGACCTGCGTCGAGCTCTTGCTCTGTCTTGTGACACTCCCACGATGCTGCTGGAGTGCAAGGATGACGAACAGAAGAAAGAGGTCGCCAAGGTCAATCGTATTCTCGCGTATTATACGATGTCCAATGGCTTGGAGTTTGCCAGTCCAGAGGGATTGAACATCTGGCGCAGCATTATGAAGCAGTATATAAAGGACTTGATTCCAGCCACACAGGAGAACCAAGCCGAAGAGCAGGTGAAGGAGCTCGAGAAGCCTATTAACTTAGAGGCTGCCCTGAACACCTTCAATCTTTGGTTCACTGCTTCCAAGAGATTACACGCCACCAATCAGAAGGTGGACGCCACGAAGAAAGGGACGAAGCTCCCAGATCCATTGTTCACGATCGTCTTCTTTGATGGCGATGCCGTATTCCCAGCAGGACAAATGTCTCAATTGCTGGGTGACAGGGGTCCAATCGTCAACATCCGTAGCTGGGCGAGGGACGAAGCCCTAGGCAATAAGAACCGAGTTATCATCGTGACCCGACACATCTCCGATATCCACGAATCCATTCGCGGCGGAGAGTCTGGCGTCCGGGCTATCGCGATTCCCAAGCCCTCGCTGAAAGACCGGGAGGAATGGCTGAGCAACTTTGATGCCAGCCTGCAGGAACGCGCCAAGAAAGGCATGCCTCAGAAGTTGGGTGGCAAGGATGTCACTCACCTCGAGTATGCTCCGGGGTTTGATCATCACACATTTGCCATTCAGGCAGCCGGCTTGTCCCGCAAGCAGATGGAAAACATCTTCATGCGGGCAGCTTTGGATCATGAGCCCATAGACTTTCCATTGGTCAGGGCTTTGAAGACAAAAGCACTGGAGGAAGAATATGGGGGTCTGGTTGATTTCAGGGAACCGGAACATGGATTCGATAAAGTGGGTGGCCATGAACACCTTAAGCGCTACTTTCAGCGGAAGATTATTGCTCCGCTCAAGAAGGGAGACAAACGCACGTGTTCTCGTGGAGTACTCCTCACTGGACCGCCTGGTACCGGCAAAACGGCCATCACTTTGGCTATGGCGAAGGAAGCCGGTGTAAACTTCATGATCGCGCACCTCGCGCGACTGTTTGGAGGTCTCGTAGGTGAAACCGAGTCAAATACGCAGAAGTTCATTGAGGCTGCTGACAGCGCGGCTCCTGTCATCGTATTTATTGATGAGCTGGAATCTGTTCTTTCCGCCGGACGGACGTCGGTGGGTGATAGTGGGACGTCTTCCCGAGTCTTTAACTCGATCATGACATGGCTGTCCGATGAATCAAGGTCTGGTCGTATCGTCGTAGTTGGCGCCACGAACCGTCCGGATTTGCTGGACACTGCCCTGATTCGAAGCGGAAGATTTGACGCGGTGCTTCCTGCCTTGCCTCCGGCATCTGGAGATGCCAAAGGTCGGTTGGAAATCTTGAAGGCCCTGACCAAGAAGCAGGACTTCAAGTTTGCCAAGGAGTTACAGGAGACTATTACGTCTCATGATAACGGTATTGGCAAGTTGCTTCATGACACAAGAATCTGGACCGGAGCTGAGATGGAAGTGGTTTTGAAAGAAGCCATTGACAATGCTTGCTTCGCCAATCGCCAGGCTGTTAATCTTGAGGATTGGAACCAGGCGTTTCATGATGTGCTGCCCTCTACCCGAGAAGTGGAGCGAATGATCGACCTGTCGCTGCTGTATGTCAATCACCTAGGCTACTGCCCAGATGATTGGAAGGAACGTGCACAGAATAAAGGTCAGATCTTGGCTTCCATCAAGACGGGCTTCGACGAAGGAACACTCGCGGAGCCGCGGGATATCTAATGAATATCATGGTCGTTGAGAGCAAGGCCCGTTACGAACAGTTAATGGGCCTTGCCAAAGAGTATCAAAATTGGCAGCTTAGTGACTGGAAAGAACCAGAAAACTATCCTGCCCTTGCCGTTGTAACCTCTGAGCGTATCGTCACGAAGGCCTCAAACACAGAAAAGTGGGCAGTCTATGTCAATTATATCACCAAGAACGATCTCCTTCGTGTTCTTATGCCAAAGAATGGAACAGAGTCGGACTTCTTGGCCGAGTTGATGTCCGGTCAGGTGGCACTGGAAGACAGGGAGGTCTAATGCCTAACTGGTGTTCGAATGATCTCACTGTGACTGGGCGTGGAGTTAAGAAGTTCGCCCAGTATGTGGCAGACATAGAGTTCAGCTTCGAAAAGATTAGACCCATGCCTATTGTCATCCGCATGTTCAATGAGTTCGGCAGGCATACAGGCAAGTGGTATAACTGGCGTGTGGAGCATTGGGGAACCAAATGGATGACAGAGGTAACTGGTTCTAGTGTTACCAGGGGCAAGTTCAATATCTACTTTGAAACTGCTTGGGCGCCGCCATCTGGGATTATCGAGACGTTATCCCGGAAGTATCCTGACCTCACATTCAAGTTGTATTATGAGGAAACTGGATGCTGCTTTGCTGGCACCGCGGTTTGGAAGGCTGGCGATATCATTCGGCAGATTGATCAGACCAAAGAACTGGAAAAGAGAATGATAGAGGAGTTGGAAGAGGAAGAAGCATGATCTTAGTGATCAGCCACGAGACGGCCTGGAATGCTGCTCTCAAAAAGTATGATATAGTCTTTGCCGACACACCAAAAGATTGGCCGGTGCTGGTTAATATCAGTCCTACTGCAGCCAATAATATGGCTGTTACTTCTGTAGAGCAGGCAGCCAAGTTCCTTTCTATCTGTCCGGCAGCCAGACTGGCTGGATTGGACGCCGGCACTCGCAGCAAGATTGTGGAGGGGATGGCTATACCAAAGGCTGGCATGCCGGGCCCACAAGTAGGAGGGCTAACCGCTACATCTCCAATAAAACCCCCAAAGGTTTATTCGGCCACGGATGCAGCTGGCAATCTTTATACTTTTTCTGGTTTCCCACCTTCGGTTTCATTTAAGGTCGGGGACAAGATTCAAATCAATGGCAATGTTCATACGATCGTGGCCGCAGCTAGCTCAATAGCAGCTCCGGACCCGATAACAGGAGCAGAAGGCATGGTCGAATTCAAAGATGACGAAGCCCCTCAGCCAGAGGATAAGATTCCTGGCTTGGAGGAGATTCCTACAGATCCTAGCAAGTTTGTCAAGAAGGACAAGATTGCGGAGCTCGCCGATAAAGACGAGCATGTCTTGGACGACGAGCGGGATATCTAATGAGCGTGTGGGAAGATGCACAGCGGGAGGCCGATATTTTCTGGGAATATATCTCCCCAGAAGAATCCAAACCAAAATGTTCTTTTCAGAAAGGGTCTACCTCTACTGAAGCAGATAATGCGTTTGAGAATGAGGCACATCATAAGGAAAACACTCCCCCTGATGAGATGCCTCTCCTGGAAGAGCGAGAAATCTAATGGGTGATTGGGATTTCAATAAGCCGAATGAAACTCCTTGGGTGAGTGATACGTACCAAGAGTATGAGAAGTGGCCGCTTGTACCGGGCAAGGTTATTCCTGTCCCTGATGTCAAGCCTGGTAAAGTGCCTAAGGACGTCATCGACGCTCTGAAAGAGTTTCAGAAGGCAATGGAGAAGCAGAATGAGAAACCTTCTAAGAAGGCTAAGCCCAAAGCCAAACCCAAGAAGAAAAAGAAGCTAAAGAAGCAGCAGTTTGCTCCTGCTCCGCCGACCCACGACGAACAGAACGAAGAGAGAGAAATCTAATGTCAATAAATATTGCTTCGTGTGTTCCCTTCACGATTAGGTGTAGTGGTGAGGTTGGTTATCGTAGTCCCTGTGATTTCTGTGGGAAAACGGAATATGTAGATGGGAGACCAGTCCATCTGTATCATGAACCAAAGAAGTATGAACATGATTTGGTTGCCAGCGGGTTCATGTGCTTGGATTGCATTTACAAGGTAACGAAAGACTTTGGGATGGCTGTTTGGCAGCCGGATCTTATGCATACGGAAGCACCTAGTTCGATAGCAGAGCCCAAAGCGGAGCCTGAGCCAGAAGTCCTTCTGATCGACGATTCTACAATGGAGAGGGAAGTCTAATGATTTGGAATCAATGTAGGTCCAAGGTGGTAAATACTCTCGCTGAATGGGAGGGGTGGTTCACCCAAACCGTTGGTGCCGAGCACGAAGATAGGAAATCTCGGCCCTTTGGTGGTGGTCTTTATACAACAGTGGATAAGGTAGATGGTCCTGAAAGATACCCAGCTATTGCTTTCATTCACTTTGCTCATAGTGCCGAGACCTTTTTCATCTATCAAGATCAAATCCTGGAACTTATGCATGCTCGAACCTGTCAAGCTCCTGCGATACCCGTGGTCGAGAAACCAGTTGAAGTCCTTCCAGAGCCTATTGAGGATAGAACGATATGAAAACTTGCTTAGCTATGATGGTCAAGAACGAATCCCAGTATATCAAGAGGTGCTTGGACTCCGTCAAGCCCCTGATCGATATGTGGTCGATCGTTGATACTGGATCCACTGATGGAACCCAGGACGTCATCCGGAAGGAGATGGCTGGTGTTCCTGGTCAGGTGTGGGAGCGGCCGTGGGTCAATTGGAACCACAATAGGATGGAGGTCATTGAGCTAGCCAAGAAATCAGGAGCTGATTTCCTGCTTCTCATCGACGCCGACCAGAAGGCAGCCGTGAATGGCAAGTGGGAGCTGAATCTTGATTGTATGTATTGGTGTATCGTCAAGAATGGCGCCTTCGAAATGAAGAAGCCCTTCATTCTGAGCTCCAAGCATAAGTGGCATTACGTAGGTGCAACGCACGAATATCTTACTTGTGATCCGGACATACCTACACATGTTACATTGCCGGTCATCCTCGAGGAATCCGGCCGTACGAAGACCAAGGAGTACTTCCTCAAGGACGCCGAGATCTTGGAAGCCGAGCTGTTCAAGGATCCCGATAACGCTAGGAATATGTTCTACTTAGCTCAGAGCTATCGGGATGCTGGCGACCATGCCACAGCCCTTGAACATTACCAGCGCAGGATCAATATGGGTGGCTGGAGAGAAGAGGTTTGGTATTCCCTGTATCAGGTGGGCATCCTGAAGATGGCTTTAGGGCAGCCGGCGGACCAAGTCATAATGTCATTCATCCATGCTTATGAGTACAACCCTCATAGAGCGGAATCGCTGGGTGTCCTAGCCAGGTATGCTAGGGAGAAGAATATGTTCAACTTAGCTTACCTAACTGCCAGTCGGGGTCTTCAGATTACTGTCCCCGATGATAAGCTCTTTATGGACCTAAGTCAATATGAGTGGCGGTTGAAGGATGAATATGCCCTCGCGGCCTATTATACGGGGCGTTATACTGAGGCTGCCAATGCCTGGGCTTCCCTCTTAAATGGCAAGAAGCTACCTGTCAATGAGATAGACCGGGTCAAGAAGAACTGGGACTTTGCCAAGGAGAAACTGAAGTGACTTACAAGTGGGAGTTCTGTAAGAACCAGTCAGCATCCTGGACAATTATCCAGATAGAGACTGGCAAGACCCTTCTGGTAAAGCAGAACCGGTTTGGAGAGTATGTTTTCTCTTTGACGTATGGTGGGTCTGTGATAAACTATACATGTGAAGATAAGACAGAAATCGAATCCATGTTGGACAATAATCTATAAGGAGCAATCAGATGGAAGACAAGAAGAAACCCAAGAGGGCTAAGAAGATTCATAGCCCGGGCGAAGAGATACATAAGGCTAAGAACCTGGTTACCAGCAAGGCCTCTCGTGGCTTTACTACCAAGAAGCCTCCCAAGGCTCATCTAAGCTATCCCCTATAAGGAGGAACAAGTGGAACTGAAAGTCAAGAGGTTAAAACCAAATGCGAAACTACCCGTACGCCAACATCCGGGGGATCTGGGGTTTGATGTGTTCACCTTGGATACTGTATGTGTTCAGGCCGGGCAAACTCTTGCGATCAGCACAGGTATGGCGTGTGAGTTTCCGGAAGGCTGGGGTGGTGTTATCAAGGCTCGTTCTTCACAAGGAAAGGCGGGAATCGACGTCTTCGGTGGTGTGGTCGATTCTGGCTATCGGGGAGAAATAATCGTTGTCCTCCACAATACAGCCGACCCTCAGGGAGAAGGGCATGTCATCTACAAAGCTGGAGATAAGATCGCTCAACTGGTATTGGTTCCTGTGTTTCCCGGGACTGTTCAAGAAATTGGGACTCTTTCAGAGAGCAGTCGGGGTGCGCAAGGCTTTGGTAGCACAGGGCGGTAAGAGCAAACTATTCTATACACGATATATTAGGAGATCAGAATGAAAGGACACTTCATCACCATGGAGGGAGTAGATGGCACTGGCAAGTCCACTCAAATAGAGATGCTTGCCAAGAAGATGCGGGAGGAAGGTTATGATGTGGTGGTCACCAAAGAACCAGGTAGTTCTGCCGATCCTACCGGTCTGGGCCTGGAACTACGTCAGATTTTGTTTCACACGGTCACGACGCATAACATGGCTCGAGGTGTGGCCGATTGCTTATTCCTCGCTGATCACGTTCAGCATGTGGCAAAGGTGGTTGAGCCGGCCCTTGAAGCAGGCAAAGTAGTCCTCTCTGATCGCTATGCGGATAGTGAGTGGGCCTATGCTAATGTCAAGCAGACACCAGCCTACGCATTAGAGGCGTTTCAGGCTGCCTTTGGTCCTATACCAGACATTACTATCCTGTTTGTAGCATCGGATGTTAGTGTATTCCTTGAGCGCGCGCGGACGCGCAGGGGAGATAGCAACAAACAGGCTGGCAAGAAATGGAATGATATTCAAGACCAGCTCAATATTCAACAGACTTATCTCACTCACCTTGTGGGTCAGGACCGGACGATTGTGATCACGGTCTACCCGGAACAGACACCTGGTCAGGTGTTCGAGATGGTCTGGGAAGCTGTCAATGATAAGCTCTATCGCCCGGCGGAGTATATGGAGAACGGCGAGAGCAGGGTGATACCAATCGTATGAACAAAGATTATATAATTCATATCACCCATGATGGTGGTTCTTATACCTCGTGTCCTATGTCTCTCAAGGAAGCTCGAGAGGTCGCCGAGGAAGAGAACAAGAAGTGGGTTTGGCGTTGGCATAAGCATGGTAATGGCAGCCGCCCAATTGTTATGATCTACAAGTTTGTCGAGACTTTCGATAAGAAGGTCTGGGGAGTTGACAACTTCTTCTCATGAAACTCATAACAGCTAAGGATGTATTCAAAGCCAGACGCTATTACCTGATGCACCCGTCCATAAGAGCTTACAAGCTCTTTGAGAAGGCACGGTGGCAGTATGAGGAAAGATTTCCTCATCGCGAAGTGAACTGTCTCACTGGGACTGTTCGCATCATACCTTGGTAACGATCTTAGGGCAGCAGTAGGTGGGTTGGACACTGCACGTTCGGTCTAATATAATAGTATAAATGAGAAGCACCCGTCTACAGGGTTAAAGTAGCGCTTTTGATAGAGCGATATCTGGAGTGACAGGCGGCAAAGACCCTACCGGAATCGCTTTGGTTCCACCCACCTTGCCCTTCGTAATTGGGGGTGACAATAAGGGTCCATACCGAGAGGATGGACACCGGAAACGCCCCCGTCGATTTTCCCCGTTTAGTGTAACGAGTGTGTAGACAAGTGAGTTTGCCGTCTCCTGAGCACAGCCGCCATTGGGGCGGTTGGAGGGGTTCGACTCCCCATCGGGGAATAATTTGGAGAAACAATGCCAGAAAAGAAATCATTAGTTGAAAGGACTCATGAGTTACCAGCTCCTGAGCCCTATGACTATACCAGGATGTTTGCCATTCCTTTAGAGGAACGCTGTGATGCGTGCGAGGGATTAGGTAAAGTTAGATTCCGTCACTCCATGTATGGCAATGATTGGATGAAGTGCTGGTTCTGCCAGGGGACTGGTGTTGCACCGCCGGGCGTGCCAACAGTGAAGGAGAAGCCTAATGCCAGAAAGTAAAGGCTGGTCTTCCAATGAAGAGGCAAAGATCGCCGAGCTTATGCGTGAAGAGCTTGTGCTAGATGGAAGGAAGACCGGGAAGCATCCCGATCGTGCGGAGGCTATTCGCATGATGCAGCGGCTGAAACAATCCAAGAAATGGAGCCCGAATGAGAGAACAGACAAAGGACTACAACGAACTGATACCACCATCAAACCCGAAGTATCCGTGGGTTCCTAAGGATTGGCAGCTGCTCTGTTACTATTGCAATCAGCCTATCTATGAAACCAAACCGGTAGCTGGTTATAGGCAGAGGACGCTCTATATGCATGGGCGCTGGCGCCATGTCAATGGAGATCATATGAACTGCAACCCCTGGGAAATCAGGTGGCCCGCAGATAGACGACCCTCGTTGTCATATCTGCGGGACACAGAGCGATGAGCATGCTGGTGCTTGCTCTGCTGCTGGATTGCCACACTTCTCAGCGATCCCTATGGGTGAGAAGGAAGATGAATTGATAAAGATGTTTGGTTGGAGGCCTTAATCTCGTGTTCAAGCTATTTGATCATCTCGACAAAGCATTAGTAGGAATGGAGAAGCGCAGTGACTGGACAAGCAAATCAGCAAGAATATGGCCTTCCGAAGCGTCGGCTGTCCTCCTTGAATTCGGCCCTACAAGTGCCATCGGAGGCTGTCATCGGAGAACTTATTACAGGCTCACTGGTGAAAAGACTACCTCACAGATAGATGCTGTCGGCGCGCGGCGTGTGCGTACTGGAAAGGCCGTTGAAAAGGACGTTACATACCAGGCTATGGAGGCCGGTCTGCACGTGGCATCAGGGGTGCGTATGTTCGTCCCATCAATTGATTTGGCTTTTGAGTTGGACCTTGTTGTCCTAGACCCTCAGACCGGCGGGCCGGTCATAGTGGAGAACAAATCAATCTATGGCTTTATGGCTAGTTCACAGATTCTCGGCAACAAGGGACATAAAGGGAAGCCCAAGCTTGAACACGTTCTCCAAACTCTCATCTATATCAACGAGATACGTACGGGTGCCGTTCTCAAGCAGGCTATTGCAACTGCGTTGGAGGACCTTGAGCGCACTAAGAAGGGCCGAATCGAGGTAACACAAGTCAGCCTCGATATGATCAAAGATGATGCTAAAGTCTATGGGAAGATCTGCTATGAAACGCGCGACAGCTGCGAGACAGCCGAGTTTGATGTTGAGATCTACGAGGATTTCGATGGTTACCATT